GTTGCACTTGCACCATCACCACTAATGTTGACAGAATTATCTCCAAATTCAAATTCTGCATCCTTACCTAACAACGAAACAGTTGCAAGGAACTCTGGAAGGTCATATACAGAAAACTCACTTGTAAAGTTATCTGATACTGTTGCTTTACCAAAGATATTTTTCATTGGTGAAATCGTTTTGATTTCATTACCAGTTTGTACTGTAATACCATTATTGATACTACTAAAGTTCGTTAGAACTTCAAATGTACTTTCACTTATTTTCATAATATATCCTCTTGATTAACTCTCATTCTTGTCCACTGTATCATGCACATAGAGAGCCATAAGTGCATAGTGTAAAACTTTCATTAAGTCTGCACGATTGTATCCATTCTTTTTACCATACCTTTGTGCATACTTTAAGATGTTACCCATGCAGAAACCTTCTCCATGTCCACCATCTATAATAAATTCTGTTGCTTGATATTTGTTCTGAGAATAATGTTGTTCATAAGTATTATCAACATATTCTTTAAATTGTTTTATCAACTCATCTTCGTTGTATTTGTAATCTATTTCACTCACCATATAATTATCTCATAGAATTCATATTTGTCAACTACCATTTTTCTAAATTAACTCCTCTAGTATTGAATGTTCCCATTGCTCTAGATTCTCTATAATCAAATGGAACACTTACACTAAATGGGTCTGACATTCCAGTACCAACCCACTCAGCTGTATTATAAAGTGTAGATGGGTTTACATGGTCTAGATATTTGTCAACCCACATATCATTCTTTTCACACCACTCTTCAATCTCTTCATATGTTCCATATACAAGTGTTCCCATCTTGTAGGAACTACCATCTGCATGTAGTACTTTTGCAATTTCTTGGTGAGATATGTCAGCCATTCCTTCTATCCTGTGCTTGTTTCTTTTTCAACTCTAGTTCTTTTTTACTAGGTATTTTTTGTTGTGCTTGTTTCTGACTCATTTGTAAAATATATGTTCGTTAATAGTTACAGTTTCATTTAGTGAATCTGCCCAGTAAGGATTTACATATACAGAATGATAATGTGTTGCACCTTCTGTAATGTCTCCATATGCACCTTGTAAGATATTCCTTGCAAGGGTCAAACATTGTACCCAAGTTTTTGAGTCCTCTGGGTCGTCTGATTTACCATCACAAAACCAACTGAATTGACATTGATGTCTAACAGGCATCATATTACCTTTCCAGTTTTCTTTCCACTTTGCTTGATAAACAACACCACAAATATCAGATGGATAATTCATGTGTTGAGTTCTATTAATAACTACTTGGGAAACTGCAATCTTACCAGCTAATGGTTGATTACCAGCTTCAAAGTACATATTCTGTGCAAGACAATATGCCTCATTGTTTGGGTCAGATGCTTCTATTTTGTTTATGAAAAATACTAAACTTGCAACTATTACCATCATCATGATATGAAATGGTATAAAAAGTTTTGATGCACTAGACCAAGGTCTAGACCATATTATCATTTCTACTATATGTTTTATTCTACCCATGTGTATCCCCATCTTAATAAATCTTCTTGTTCTTTTATTGCTCTATCAGTGTCCATTTTGTTAACTGATATCATTGCATTTTTTTGATTTGTTACTTCAACATAATCATCTAATATATTAAATGTTACTGAATGACCTTCATGGGTCAATGTACCTTTAAATACCATCCTTGGATGGTCTATACACTTATTCATAATTACTCCAAAAACTGGTGGGATGGAGAACAGTTATACAAACAAAAGCTGTAATGTAAGTGTTCTTTTTTGTAATGGTCGTTCTCCTGTCCCATACCCGAGCCGTAGCCCCTATTATTATTTCCCACCTCTGATATAGGTATCGATTAGTTCATCACCAGTCATTCTATATCCAAAGGTTCTAATTAGTTTACCTTTCTGTGTTCTCTCAATGAGACCACTATTGTATTGTGTATCTGTCACACTACCATTCTCAAAGTCTCTTTTAGAGTCCTCGGTTTCATACCACATTGATGTAGTTTGATGTATAAGAATTGAATTAGGACTGTCTGCCCACTCTTCTGCTTCTAATAGTAATCTTTGTCTTTCGACTGCACCATCATACTCAGTCATTTTTCATAACTCCTTATCCTCGCTGGGATAACTATGTTCCAGTTACATGAATCACAAACTCTATCATTCATATCTTCAAGAACTGGTTGTGGATTATTTCCATATCCCTCATAAGTCCCTGTGCATAAAGCACAGGGTTGAGGAGAACTAGACGACTCTAGTGAGGTCTTATATGTCGAGTTCATCATTTGCATTCTCCTCGTTAACTTCATCCTCTAAAGGGTTTACACCTTCATCAACCTTTGTGTAAAGGTCAAGGAAGGCTGCTTTAGTGTCTTCATCAAACCTTGCAAGACACACCTCAATAGACTTCAACTTATCGTTGAACATTGAGAATGCTTTTGCAATGTGAACCAACCTTCTAGTTGAAATCACTTCATCAACAGCACCCTCGTAAAAAGACTTTCTAATAACATCAGCCCAGTCAACAAGTTTGTCTGCAAACTCATCATCACTGACACCAAGAATTGCAAAGTCACCTTTGACAATTTTCTTCTCAGTTTTGACTGGTGGATATTCTTGTTCAAGACAGATTGCAAACCTTTCAAGGAATGCTTCGTTCAAGATGTTAGTACCAATGAATCTACCATCCTCAGAACCTTTACCTTTAGTGTTTGCAGTTGCAACCACTGTAAATCCATCTGCTGGTTTTACAAACTCACCAGTCTTCTTGATTAAGTAACCACCACCTTCTAGGATGGATTGTAAACACATAATCTTGTTTGATGCAAGGTCAACCTCATCAAGAAGTAACACTGCACCTTTTCTCATTGCTTTAAGGACAGGGCCTTCTTTGAAAACAATGTTACCATTGATTAAAGTATTTGAACCAATCAAATCATCCTCATCTGTCTCGATGGTGATGTTAACTCTGAATAACTCCTTCTTGAGTTTTGCACAAATTTGTTCGACCATCAAAGTCTTACCATTACCACTGAGACCAGTAATAAACACTGGAAAGAAAACTCCAGATTTAAGAATTGACTTGAGGTCTTTGAAGTGACCAAAAGGAACATAGTTATCCATCACTGTAGGAATAACTGAAACATTCTCATCAAGAACATTCACACCAACAGTAGATGTTGGAACTGGAACTGTCTCGACAGTTTGAACAGCTTGCACTGTAGGTACAACTGGTTGGCTGTAATTCTCTGGAACTACAGACTCAATTGAATAAGTACCATACCCAACTTTGAATTGTGGGTTTCTAAACAACCACGATGGTTTTGGAATACCAGCGGTTTTACAAATTTTCTTTACTGTCGATTTTGCAAATTCGACTTGGTTTGGATATTGTTCTGAACAGGCATCCAAGAACCTGTAATGATTAGCATTCAAATTCATAATTTAACCTCACTTGTTTTTGAATAAATTTCCATAATCGTATTATACTAAAAAGTGTACCCATCACGCAACCTTCTTAACGAAGTGTTGAAGAATTTTTCTTTGGGACATTTTGTTATTACCCATTCTTTTCATTGCACCTTTTAATGCTTGTTTACTAGCACCAACTTGTACATCTAAAGTATCATCTTCTGACACGATACCCATTTTCTTTTTGTTTAGAATGTAGAACTCATTGTATCCACTTTTTTCAGTAGTTTCAACTTTGTATCCACCTTCTCTTCTGAATAACTTATATGCTTCTGATTTGATATCCCAGTCTTGATACTCACCACTAAATTTGTCAACTGCATGGTCAAACTCTCTGTGAGAATTTTTGCAAATAAAGAATCCAACAGTGTCAACACCAGTAGTCTTTTCAATCCATTTAAGAAGATTGTCAGTACCACCTCTACTATTGTAACCAACATCTGTTCTGTAAAGATAGGTGTTTTTAGTTCTTCTATCGTGGAAGTATTGTTCACCACCATAACCCATGCAACCTAATCTGAAACTGTCACCATCTGTAAGAGTAACAAATTGTAGTTTGTCAATTCCATAGTTGTGTTTGAAATCTGCAATGTAATCTCTCATAATCATAAGTGACTCATCAAGAGGAGTACCACCTAGACCATAGTTATATGCATATCCATAACCAGCATCGAATCTGTCACCTTTTTGATGGTAGTACCTTCCACCACACATTGCTTCAAGGTTTGCATTCATAGAGACTGCAGCTTCGAAGAAATCTCTTTTGTTCATTTTGTCAGTGAATAGTTCGAGAAGTTTGAAACCACTTTTAACTTTGAAACCTTTAACATCATCTTCGTTATAATAATCCTGTTCTCTGTCAAGAGTTTCTCTCCATGCATCTGTAAATGCAAATACTCTGTGAGGGATACCAACTCTTCTACAGAACATTGTAAGAACTATAGATTGTTCATAGGTCTCTCTGATTGCATCGTACATAGAACCAGACCAGTCGACCAACATAATCACACCATGATTTTTACCATCAGGCACGATAGTTGCTCTTTTGAATATATCGTCTTTGAGTAAGTACTGGTGGATTTTTGACATATCAAGTTCACCAGTTTTTGCAGACATTGACTTTTTGTATGCATCTGCAGCTTTTCTCATATCGAATTCTTTTGCCATGTAGTTAATGACATTCTTGTTGTGGTCAAAGAACTTTTGAGTATACTCTCTAGAGTTTGCAAGAGTATCAACACCACCATATTCTTTGAAATTATCTCCGAGCTCTTTGTTGATATCACTTATTACTTGTTTGTAACCAATAGTGACATCACTTACTTTGTGTTCTTTAGAATTGAAATCTAGATAAGTAGGTTCTCTGTCCCATCTATCTAATGATTTGTGAAGTTTGTCTTCATTGTTTCTGAAATTCTTATCAGTAACAGATTCGTTTGCAGTAGGTTCTGCATTACCACTTTCACCACCTTC